GGGTGGTAAGACACAAGCCGACGCCTTTCGGTCGGTCGGCGTGGCGGTCAAAGACTCGAGCGGCAACATCAAAGGGCAAGACGTTCTGCTCGCCGAGCTCGCCGACCGCTTCGCGGCAATGCCCGACGGTACGAAGAAGTCGGCTCTTGTCATGGAGCTTTTTGGTAGGAGCGGCGCGAAGCTCGTACCACTCCTAAACGAGGGGTCGGCAGGTATCGCCGCAATGGGTGACGAAGCTGAACGTCTCGGCCTCGTGCTAAGCCGTGAAGACCTCACCGCCGCCGAAGATTTTGACGACGCGATGGGGCGTCTCAAAGGTGTCGTCGTTGGTCTGCGCAATCGGCTGGCGTTGCAGCTCATTCCGGCGTTGACCGCGGTCGCTCAGCGCACCACGGCTTGGTTTGCCGCGGGTGACCACGCTCGCAAGGTGCTCGAGACGTTGCGCAAGGCGGCAAAGCTCGCTCTCGTCGCCCTCGCCCTCTTCGCCGCGAAGAAATACCAGAACGGCTTTTGGGCCGTCGTCGACGGGCTTAAAAAAGCCAAGGCGGCAATGCAAGCTTTTGGCACGGCGAGCCTTCGGGCTTCGGTCAAGGCAATGCTCCTGCCCGCGGCGTTCATCCTGCTTTTGCTCCTGCTCGAAGACCTTGCCGCCTTTGCCCAAGGGAAGGACTCGCTTATCGGGCGCGCCCTCGGTGACTCAGGCGCTGCCGACGAGCTGCGTTCGAGCCTCAAGGCGATCGGCTCGACCCTCAAAACAGTCGGGCAACAAATCGGCAAGGCGATGAAGGTCGTCGGTCCTGGCCTGCTCAAAGCCTTGCCAGCAATTGCAACTGGCATTGCGTATGCCGTCGTCGGGGTCGTCAAGTTCGTTGAGCTCTTCGTCGGCGGCCTTGCCGTCATTGGGCAAGCGATCGGTATTGCCGCGGCGCAGCTTTATTTATGGTACCTCGACGCCGTTGAATGGACCTACGACGCAATCGGCTCGATTGTGAAGGCCTGGAACGCTGCAATTGATTGGATCGTCGCGTTACCCGGAAAGATCGGTGACGCTTTTCTCGTCCTTGGCGAGTGGCTCGTCGAGCTCTGGGCAGGCTTCGTCTTGTTCCTCAGCAAGGTTGCGGATAAGGCCGTCGCAATCTTCGACGCTATCGTCGCCCCGTTCAAAAAGGCTTTCAACAAGATTGACGCAGCCGTCCGTTCGGTCTTCGGGGCGTTACTCGACTTCATTTCAGGCATTGGTGACGAGATTCTCGGGTCAATTGAAGCCGCAATCGACGGCCTTCGAGAAATTATCAAGGCGATGCCTTCTATCGTTCAGGACGCTTTGCCTAAGGCTGTTGTGGACTTCGCCTATTCTGGCGTGCCTGAAGGTCCGCCCGCGTTTGCCGCGGGGCTCGTTGAGTCGGCGCAACTTGCCGTAAAGGGTGGGCAAAACGGTTCGACTGCGCCTTCGATCAACGTCGGCGCCCTGTCGGTCAACGTGGCAGGGTCGGCTGATATGAGCGCGCCCGCAATGCAAGTTGCCGTGCGCGAAGGTGCCCTCGAGGCGTTCGGCGAAATGATGCGAGGCGCCGCGGGCGACCTGTCGGGGGTTTGGTAATGGTCTATATCCTCGACATAGTTGGCGGGCGGTTCTTCACCTTCGACGCCGAGCTCGAGGAGGGCACAAGCCTCGAGCTCGAGGTCACGAAGTACGCAATCGAGCTCGGCGGCAACGCTTCAGACTTCGTCGCAAAGAATCCCCGGAACTACAACGTTTCAGGGGTTGTCACAGCGACTCCGTTGCTCGGGTTGCCGAGTATGCAACGCGTTGCCGACGCCCTCGACGAGGTGATTGCAATTGCCAACGCCCGTCAAATCGTGCAGCTCGTCGCCGGTCTGTGGTCGGCGAGCGCCGTCTTGACCAAGGTCGACGCGAAGCGAACGCCCGAGACCGGTGAGGCGCTCGAGATTGCCGTCGAGGCGCAGGTCGTCGAGACCTTCGTTGGCGAGACCACAACGATTCCGCCCGACCTGCTCGCCCCGAAGGTCAAAGCCGCGGTGGCTTCGCCAGGTGGAGCGGGCGCAGTGGTAGAAGCCGACGGGGCGGCGAAAGGCAAAGGAGCGAGCATCGGCGCAACCCTCGCCGACGGTGGTAGCCCGTTCGAAGCGGGCGCCGCCGGTCTCGACACTCTCGGGGGCTTGTTCCAATGAAACTGCTTCCTCCACACGAACCTACAACTGTTGAACCGATTCACGTCGTCGACCCGATCACAATCGACGGGGTGGTGTACCGTTACACAATCCACTGGAATTCGCGCGCGGCGGCTTGGTACCTCGACTTTTTCGACGCCAACGGCGAAGCGCTCTTCGTGGGGCAAAAGCTCGTCGTCGACTATCCAATCGCGTGGCGGCACACGGGGCGCAAGTTGCCCGGGCAACTGGTCGTGCTCGACGTCTCGAGTTCGGGCGAGCCTTGCACACAAGCCGACCTCGGGCACCGTTGCGTGTTGGCGTACATCCCGAAGAGCGAGTTGACGGGCAAGGCGCCCGACGCTCCGACCTTCGTCTTTGACCCGATCTGATTATGGCCGGACTGATTCAACCGAGGTTGGTCGAGGTGCGCGTCGGTCCGATGGGCTTGCCGGGCTTTGTGTGGCGTGCGCCGTTGCACGTCAGGTTCGAGGTCGACCGTGGAAAAAACAAGGCGCCGAACAAAGGCAAGGTCGAGCTCTTCAACCTCGCCCCGCAAAGCCTCGCGCTGCTCGAGCAACCTGACCTCGTCGTTATGCTGCTCGCCGGTGAGACTTTCCCAAGCCTGCTCTTCGTGGGCGACCTCGACCCAGGCTCGGTCTCGACCTCGAGGCAAGGCGTCGACCAAATTACAACCCTCGAGCCTGCCGACGGCCGAATCGCCTACCGTGACCGTAAGGTTGCGACGAGCTACCCCGGGCCAATTGTCTCGAGTATCATTCTGCTCGACGTCGTCTTGTCTCTTGGGTTGGTGCTCGGCTACGTCGCTCCGACGTTGATGCCGAAGACCTTTCCGACCGGCTGGGCTTTCATGGGGAGAGCTCGAGACGCCCTCGACGAGCTCGTCGACGCAATGGGCGGCACTTGGTCCATCCAAGACGGTATCCTCGAGCTCAACGACCCGCGGTTGCCCCAAGCCGGCGCGGCGGTCGTTATCTCACAGGCAACCGGAATGCGAGGGGCACCCGAACGAATCTCGAGCGGCGTCAAGGCGTCGACGAAGCTCAACCCCGGCTTGCGACCTGGGCGAATCGTCTCAGTCGTTTCTAGGGCCGTCTCGGGCTTCTACCGTTGTGACCGCGTGACCCACGTCGGCGAGTCGAGTGGGCTCGTTTGGGAATCGCACGTCGAGGGGTCGCCACTATGAAGAAAGGACCCCGCTTCGAAGATATTCTCGATCGCGCAATCAAGAGCCGCCTCGAGAACCAACGCGGGCCGCAACCTGCTCGGGTCGTGCTCTACAACCCAGCGACGCAACTCGCCGACGTTGACCCGCTGCTTTCGGTGTACATCGACGGTGAGCTCGTTGACCCGCCGACTCTTCGGGGCGTGCCGGTTCAGTGGCCTCGAGGCGGCGGCGGGGCGCTCACCTTTCCGCTCGTCGCCGGCGACGTCGTTTACATCATCCCTGCCGAGGTCGACCTAGGTCCGTGGGAAGCCAGCGAAGCCGCGGGCGCGCCGACGCCAAGGCGTTTCAGCCTCTCGGACGTCGTCGCAATCCCCGGCGTTTCGTCTCGTGTGCAACCCTTGCCGGCGACCGCCTACGACCCGACGGCGGCGGTTTTATCGGCGGCGCAAGTCAAGCTCGGCTCTTCGGCAGCGGTCAACCCTGTCGCCCTGTCAATCACCAATGACGACAATTGGGCACGGTTCGCCGTTTGGGCGGCAACGGTCGAAGGGCTCCTCGCGGGTCTTGGGCTGGTCGTGGTTCCCAATTGGGCAACGAGCGGCGGGTCGAAGCCGACCGCCTCGACGAAGGTCAAAGCAGAATGAGCGATTTGCTACTCGGCACCGCTTCGCACGACCTCGAGCTTTCGGCCGACGGGGATTTGCAGCTCGTCGACGAGGCCGAAGAGGTCGGGCAAGCCGCGGCAATTACGCTCGACACGCAACGAGGGGAGTGGATTTACGACCTCAGCTTCGGTGTGCCTTGGCTCGAGCAGATATTGCGCAAGGCGCCCGACCTCGACACCGTTCGGGCGGTGTTCGTCTCGACTCTGCTCGCCGTGCCGGGCGTTAACCGAATCGTCAAGCTCGAGCTCGAGCTTGACCCAACGACGCGACATTTGACGGCGACCGGCGAGGTCGACACCGTCTTTGGTCCAGTTCCGTTCTCGCTGTAGACCGCGTGTTTTCTGGGTCTGCTCAATAATCGACACGTTATGTAAAATAACGTGTCGTTTTTGTTGACACGGCCGGTCGGTCTGGTACTCTGTGTTCATCGGGTGTCGCACGGAGCGACGCCGAAGGAGCACCATGACGAACCTCACCACATCAGAACTCGAATTCATCGCCGCCATGACCTCACGCGGCATGTCCAGCGACCAAGCTCTCAGCATAGCGCTCAGCAATCGCGAGCGTGAACAGCGAGTTGCCGACGCCGAAGTCAAACAAGCCGCGATAGCCGCGAAAATTAGGGCCGACTACGCCGCCGGAAAAATCACCTACGTATCTCGCCCTTCCTCCGGACGCTGCTCTTGTGGACGCCGGATGTACGGGGAGAACGGGCGCTGCGACAACTGCGGCGGGGACTGCTAGATATCACCCGGCGCCCCTTCGGGGGCGCCTCACCGAGGCACATCATGCCCAAGACGCCCAACACCAACCGACTCGTCGTCTGGGTCGACGACGTCACCAAGGCGCGACTCGACGCCATCCACGCCCCAACCAGATCGGCCGCCATCAAGGCCGCCATCACAAGAGGACTCGAAGCCATGAATGCAGACGCCCGTAAGGCCATATTTACCGCCCCCACGCTCAAGGACCTGTGCGACCTACTCACTGAGATTGGTCATCCCGGTGAGGACCTGCCGACCTACGGCGGGGAGCCTGTCGACGGCGCTGAGTCGTGGGACGAGGCCAGTGCCCTCTTCAGCCTTGATGCGTCGAGCATCCTCACGAGTGGCGGGGCTCAGCTCCGCGGTCCCTGCTACTACATCCGGCCTCGAGACGAGTCATGGCTCGCGACCTACCCGACGCACATCGCCATGCCGCTGCCGGCGGCGTTGGCCGGTGACGAGTACATAGCGCAGGCCCACGTCCTGTCACTCGAGCTCGAGGCTAAAACCGGTGAGGACTACCAAGGCCGTCGCGGCAGATTCATAGGCGCCTGACCGCCTCAGTACCCGACGCACATCAAATCGGCCTGACCCGTTCCGTTCTCCCTGTAACTTTCCGTTGACACTGTAAGCGGTCGGCGCCAAACTTAGGGGCATGACGACCGCGCAAATCACATCGGCGGGGCTTACAATCAAGCGGTTGACCGACCTGCGCGCCGACCTGCGCGCTGCGGTGCGCGCCTCGGGCCAGTTTGGCGCGAAGGCGTCGACGGGCTCTTCGAGTGTACTTGGGCAACTGCTCGATATTTTCGCCGCGGCTCTCGCCGCTTGTTACGAGCTCGCGGAGCAGGTTTACGCGACGATTGACCCCGACGCAGCCGAGGGCGTTACCCTCGACAACCTTTGTGGGTGGAACGGCGTCACGCGAAAGCCCGCAACACCTAGTGACGGAACGGTCACGTGCACCGGCACCGCGGGCACTGTTATTCCAGCGGGCAAACGTGTGCGAGTCGGCGACGATGGGGCGCTCTTCGCGACGACCGTCGACGCTACAATCGGCGGCGGCGGCTCAGTCAGCGTCGACGTTCAGTCGGTCGACACGGGCGCAATCGAAGCTGCTGCAACGGCAATTGACACAATCGTCGACGCGGTCGCTGGTTGGACCGGTGTTTCAAACGCCGCCGACATTGTGCCGGGCACCGAGCTCGAGACCGACGTCGAGTTGCGAGACCGTCGCGACCGCTCGCTTGCGGCTTCGGGCTCGGGCTCAGACCAAGCCATTCGAGCCGCCGTTGAGGCGGTTGCCGACGTCGAGGCGGCGGTTTGTGTGAGCAATCGACTCCTGACGACCGATCCCCTCGGCATTCCTGGCAAGAGCTTCCGCGTGTACGTTTGGCCCGACGCCGGGCTCGACGGCGTGGCAATTGCTCGGGCCATTTACGAGAACATGCCCGCAGGGATTTGGGCCGACGGCACGCAGGTCTACGGCGTGACCGACGACCAGGGGTATGAGCAGCTCCTCGCCTTCGAGTTCGCGACGCAGCGCCTTGTGTACCTTGAACTCGACATTGTGACCGGTCCGGACTTCGACGGCGACGAGACCACAATCGAAGATGCAATCCTCGAGTATGGGTCGACCCTCGCCGTTGGTGACAGCGTTTTGCCTGCCCAGATCGTTTGCCACGTCGTGGCGGCAGTGCCTGGCGTCGAGGCCGTGACCGTACGGCTTGCCTTCGACGCTTGGCCAACGACCGAGACCGACCCGCTCGACGTTGCGGCATATGAGATTGCCGCGTTTGACGTAGCGCGCATTTCGTTGGCGGTGACCTAATGCCAACGCCAATCCTCGACCACGTTGACCAAATGCTCGACGACCTGCTTTCACAGTTCGGCGATTCGCTGCGTCTTCGGGCGCTGCTCGAGCTAGTCGGCGACGAGGTGCAACAACTCGAGAACGTTCTCAACGAGCTACACGACGAGCGTTTGCTCGCGACCGCTGAGGGTGCGCAGCTTGACCAGTATGGGAAGCTCGCCGGCGTCACTCGCGGAGGGCTCGTTGACGACGACTATCGGGTCGTTGTGCAGGTTTGGCTCGCTGCTCTCCGGTCGCACGGCCTCGCCCGCGTCATTACGTGGTGCGCGGCGCAGCTCGTCGGCGAGGCGGTGCAATACCGGCAACGAGGCCGGGCACATTACTCACTCGAATACGAGACGGCCTCGCCAATCTCGGCGGCTCGAGTCCGTCTGTTCGGTAGGGTGCTCGACGTCGCAACGCCCGCGGGCGTGTCGTACGAAGTGACCGAAGGCGACGAGGGCACGGCATTCCCCTTTGACACCGCGGGGCGAGGCTTTGACGAAGGCACATTTGCAAGGGGCGTGCTATGAGCGAATTCGGCGGCGACCGTCCCGACGTTGAAAGTTTGCCTTGGGCGACCGGCCCGGGCGCGTTGACTGTGACCGAGCCCAATCCGGGCAAAAAGGAGACGGGTTGGGCTTGGCAAGAGCTTTTGCCCTCGGCGGCGCAAAACTGGCTGCAACAGACCCTCGGGTTTGTGT